ACATTAGTGAACTTCAACATTATTGAAGTTGAAGGAGGCTTTGAATTCGACACGGTAAAGGTCTCTGAGGAACCAACTTATTCTGAAGTAATTGAAGCGATTATAGCATCATCATACTCGACAGGTCGTGAGTTTGCTTGCATTAATAATAAAGAAGAAAAGCCCGATGAGTATACGGCATACCAATTATTCAGGGAAACAGCCAAGGATATCGCAAAGCAGGTACTCTACAAATGATCCCTCTTTTCTCAGCCATAGGCCAGATGCGCCACTTAAAGCTTAACTATTTACAATGACAAAACCTTCAATCATATTCTTATTTATCGTCCTTCTTATTATCGCAATAAGAGAAGGATTGATCCTAAAGTGGGTATTAAACAATCGTTCAGCAAAGTTGTCTAAGATCTGGCATTCTTTAGGAATGATGTTAAGAGTCAGCGTTGTTGGAATCATCCTGTTCTATACTTATCCGGATTGGAGACAAATGATCCTTGTAGGACTATTTGGTTTAAATTGGGCGTGGACTATTTATGATGCCAGTATTAATATAATCAATGGTTGGCCTATTTGGTATGTAGGTAAAACATCACAAATAGAAAATATCTTTCAATGGAGAATTTTATGGATCTTAAAAGCGTTAACATTCTTAGTAACTGTAATCTATGTAATCCTATACTTTACTATTTTAAACTAATTTTATACACATGATAACCGGTATTATGATATTGATTTTCTCTTTTATTTGCTGGGTTGTATATTCAGTTATAGATGGTTTAAAGCTGTCTCATGCTGAAAATAAATGGGAGATACGCATACTAATGTATATCTTTTGTATCGCTCTGAAAGGCTATTCTCTACTCTACACTTATTCTCTATTTTCTACATTTGATTTGATTGTTATAATCGCATCGATTGTTACAGCGCCTATCTTTGTATTTCCCTATATTCAATGTCTGGCAAATGGAGAGAATATCAAACATGGTTTTCCTTATATCACTAAACTGACAATGTTTATTTCAGGATTTATTTTAGTATTGTTTCAAATCTATGTAATTTTGCACTAATATGGTAATATGTCAAATTGGAATCGGGATCATTTACTCTGTATCTGTCTCGATATTTACAGGTTTAATTCTCATCATCATGTGGTTTATTCGTAAATGGATTGTTGATGAGGAGAATAGTCGAGATAAACTCGGAGCTGCTCTTGATAAATTGACAGCCCTATTTACAGAGTTTAAAGATGAGATGATGGAATTCAAACTAAATGACCGAGAGGAACGTATCAAAGATCGTGAAGATTTTATTGAACTTAAATCTCAGGTTGAACACTTACAAAAAGAACATGATAAATATCATGGGGGATAAATCACTTTTTATTACAAACAATTAAACTTTAACTTATGCAAGATTTCTTTAAAAAATTGTGGGCGGTAATTTACAATCGTGTTGTCGTCAACTGGAAGACTACCGTTGGAGGTATTATTAGTGTTATTCTTGGATGGTTGTTCTTCGATGGAGTTATTAGTGCCGATGTCGTTGGTGTTGTTATTTTGATTTTAGGTACTCTTGGATTGATTATCAACGATCCTCGTGCAAAGACTCCAAAGAAATGAGGAACCTCTTAATCTTCGCAAGTATTTTCTTCCTGGCATCTTGTGTTACACAACAACGATGCCTTGAAAAGTATCCTCCAAAGGATAGTACTACCATAGTCTATCTTCCAAAGGATACCACGATTTATATACCTGCGGATTCGTCCATGAAACTGCTCTATCTCGGATGCTATGATTCTCTTGGTAATCTTACAACAGATTATATAAGACTTCAGGGAGAGGTAGAGCAGCTTCAAGGAAGGAATGTTAAACCAATCATCATTGTAAAGGATAAATACATTCAAGTAGAATGTCTTGTAGATTCTTCTAAAGTTTATCTTCAATGGAAAGAGAAACATATTCTCAACCAGGATACTCTTCTAAAGGAAGTTACAACAAATATAGTTACAAGTTGGCAATGGTTTCAAATCTGGAGTGGAAGAGTTTTCTTTATTGTTCTTATTGCGGTAATTATTTATGCAATCTTGAAATTAAAAAAGGTGATATGATCTTCTGTTATGGTGAATCGTGCTATATTAAAGAAACCTGTAAACGCTATGTAAAAGGATTACATGCAAACAAACAACTCTGTTACTACTACTACCACAAAATAAAAAAGAAGCCGATTCATCATGAAGAAGATTGTCAAATATTCATACCATTACACTGGTTAAAAATGTTCTGGAGGAAACTATGGAATTGTTGTTAAGACGAACAAATAAATTAACAGAAGGTCTCTTGTATATGAGTGGCCTTCTGTTTTGTGATACCCTTGAAGATAAGTGGAGAGATTTAACAAAGGAAAAGAAAGTTCCAGGAGAAACATGTATTCCTGCCGGACGTTATAGAGTTATTATGGATTACTCTAATCGATTTAAACGTGTAATGCCTCATATTCTTGATGTACCTAACTTTAAAGGAGTTAGAATACATGCAGGTAACACACGTGCGGATACTGAAGGTTGTATCTTATTAGGAAGTTATGGGCAGGAGGGCATGGTAATTGAAAGTAAAGTAACAACAGATCGATTTAATGCTCTTATAACCGATGCGTTAGACAATGGAGAAGATATATGGATTACAGTTGATGAGAAATGGATAAACTAAACGATTAATCAAAATGGAATTAACGCTGGATGCAATGGCTTATGACTTATGGCTGACAATTCGTAACGGCCATGTTGTCGATGATGACGATCTGGATATTCGACAGATAAAGTTTTGGATAAAGAATAATCGTGCTGTATGGGTAAAGAATGAAGTTGGAAAAGGTTACAGCTTGTCTCAGCGCTTCATCCAACCTGTAAAAACCGGAGTATATGATTACGTTAGTTTAATTCCTACTGATATTGCTCAGTTTGGAACAGTAGGAGATACAATCTTAAAGACTACAATTCAGATTCCAAATCTTATTGAGTATAAGGGAACTCCTCTACTTACAAAAGTTGGCCCAGCATTAGTTAATGAAGGTACGTTTACAATCATTCCATTTGAACGTGTTCCATACATTGGTAACGGTAGGTTTAACAGTAATGCTATCTACGCTTTCTGGAAGGACAATTATATCTACCTTATTTCCAGAGGTAATAGTCTTAACTTTACTGGTATGCGTAAAATAAGTATCCGTGGAATATTTGCTGATCCTGAATTAGTTCCTGGTTACCTTAATACAGATGCTTATCCTATAACTGAAGCTTTATGGACTTACATGAAAGACATTATCATGAAGACTGATGTTCAAATGTTCTTAGCTACTCCTTCGGATAAAATAAATGATTCTGCTGATACCACAAATACACAGACAAATGACTGATGATAGTGCACAATGGAAAGTACCATATAGAGCCTATGTAAAGAAATATGGTACGACTTCTAAAACAGGAGTAACACCTAAGATTTACAGAAAAGTTCTCAAAGAGTTTAATATGTATTTGGTTCAGCAAATTGTTGAAGGTAAAAAGGTTGAACTTCCATGTGGATTAGGGTGGCTTGAGATCAGTAAGCATAAACCCGCATATAAGATTGAGAATGGAAAACTAAACACAGTAAAGTTACCAGTTGATTGGGAGAAAACAAACGCATACTGGAAAAAAGATTCTAAAGCTGCGGCTGCAAAGAAAGTTTTATTTCATACTAACGATCACACAGATGGCTTTCGTTATAAAATCTACTGGCAGAAAAGTCGTGCAACAGTTCACGTTACTAACTACTATTCCTTAAAACCTGCGAGAGCCTTTAGTCGTCTTCTTGCAGTATATTTAAAAGATCCTGATACCGTTAAAAATTATACAGAGAAATGTTAAACGGAAAAAGCATAAATTCAAAGGCAGTTATAGAATCCATCTTTCGTGATTATGGATTCAAGTCTACCAGTGTTGATGTGGAAGCAATCAAAGAACATATCTTTGATGCTATGATGCTGATTGGAGTTCCGACAGCATTTCATGATGAGGTTGACGTAATTGAAATTATAGACTATCGAGGAGATTTACCTTGTGGATTAATTGATCTTCATCCTGGGATGGTGCGTATGCATGGAACACAACGTCCTCTAATCTATTCAACAGATAGATTCTACTCCACTCACAGCGTTCCCGAAACACAATCCAGCACTCCTGATATTAACGATCCTTACTATACAGCATATTCTGATGCTCCCACTATAATGGATAAAGATACTTATGCACAATACTACACATACTATCTTGCAGGCAACTATATGTTTACAAACTTTGAAGAAGGTTACGTAGATATTACCTATAAAGCATTTCCTTTTATGGATGATGGGTGGCCTGCAATTCCGGATAACGTACGTTACATTAATGGAGTGAGAGCTTATTGTGCAGAACGTATTGGTTTTAAAGAATGGATGCATGCAGATATTACCGATAAAGTATATGCAAAGTTAGAGAAAGATCGTGATTGGGCTATTGCTTCCGCAAATACTGCTGGTAGAATTCCTTCATTAGATCAAATGGAAAGCTTAAAGAATCAATGGCTTACATTTAATCCTGATCTTCAGCAGCACTCGCAATCCTTCAGATATCTTAATCGCAGACAACGAATCAGAACTCATACAGCTTAATGGAAACAGCCGTTAATACTTTTGGTAAAGGGTTGAATAGAGATATTAGCCCGGCGAAATATTCCCCTGAGAATTACTACAATGCTCTCAATTTAAGACTTGTAAGTGATGAAAGTTTAACGTCATTCTCTCTTACAAATGAGAAAGGTAATAGTTCTGCATTTCGTATACCAGCACTTCAGGCAACTTACGATGTAACGTTAGATTCTGCAACTGTAATCGGAGCATTTAACTTATGTATTGCGTCAACTTCAGCACCGATTGTAATTCCATGTGTAAACTCAGGTGAAGCATGGACAATTAAAGCAATCTATGATATCGTAGTTGCTAACGCTGACGTGAAGATCCTTATAGCTGATGGAGTTATGCAGGTATTTAATAAGCATACTTATATTCGCTTTGTTGGACTTTCTAAAGTAGGCTACGCTGATTTCGTTTTAACAATGACGGGTTTACCTCCAGATAGAGTTGTAATCACTACTGCTGTACCCGCAATACCATTAACCACACCAGTTTACTATTCAACATCAGTACAGATGAGAGATTATCTTATCTTACTGACAACTTCAAATAATAGTGATGGTCAGATATGGAAACTTGAAATAAACGATGATGGAACTGTTGTTGATATTGGTGCAAATAATTATCTCGTACCATCTAAGCACTTAATTCATTACGATGCTTTAAACTTCTCTACAAGTCATCGGCCAGAGATTTTTGCAAACTATGAAACTCCGGAAGTAGGTAAGATTTACTTTTCAGACAGCGTAAATAATTTACGGCATCTTAATATTCTTGATACTGATGTGCTGGGTGTTTCTCTTGGAGAAATGAGTATTATACCTAATATAGAGTTTGGTACTATCACGATAGATTCTGTATCAGATACCGGGAGTTACTCTTCCGGAATGGTACAGTATGCCTATCAATTGTACAACTTACATGGAGCACAATCCTCATTCTCACAAGTTACAGGACTTGTGCATCTAACAACTTCTTCTGAATCACTTACAGATACTTCTCTATATTACGGTTCTGGAAAAGATATTCTCACGGGAAAAGCTGTAACGATTACAATTTCAGATATTGATTTACGCTTTACAAATATTCGTATTGTTGCTCTCTACTACAAAACGTTAGATGGTTCTCCTACAATCAATGTAATCTCAGATCGTGAGGTTCCTTCATCAGGAACTATTACATTAACTGATCCTGGGAACTTAAATGTAGGCTCAATCTCTGAGTTAGAGTTCACTTCGATTGGTTCAATTAATTTTACCTGCAAAACGTTCACTTCAAAGGATAACTTATTACTTCCTGCAAATATTACAGAAAGCTTTTTTGATATTGGAGATTGGGATGCACGAGCATACCGATTTGCAACCGGAGTAGCAAGTAATATTCCAGGATTGGATCGAAGTGTTGCAGAGAATTGGGGTCTTGAAGAAACAGAAGATTGTATCCAAACTAAGGACGATCAATATACTTACTGTTGGTCACTGAATTGGGATAATACAACATTAGATCGTTTAGGGGGTAGAGGCCCTAATCTACGTTATTACTTTAACGTAATCAGTTTTCAGGAAGATAATGAAGCTATTCATGATTCTCGCAGCCTTGGAGTAGGTAGTTATAATGGAGACTACTTAAACTATGCGTCTGCAAAGAAACAAGCAGACAACTTAGGGTATCAACGTGATGAAGTTTATCGCTTTGGTATTGTATGGAGAGATGAGTATGGACGTAAGTCATTCGTAAAATGGATTGCAGATATTAAGATGCCTTCTATTAATGAACAAGATAGTGTAGCTACTTTTACCGGAGGTACGAAGTTCGATATCATGTACAAAGATGGTAATATAACTTATATCAATGTACTTGGTATCACATTTGAAGTTATCACGTGGCCTACGAATGCTGTAAGCTACGAGATTGTACGCCTTAAACGTGAAGATTATGATAAAACAGTTGTAACACAAGGCTTGTTATTTGATCCTAATTTCAATGTTGATAAAGGATACGTAGCACATGCATCACCAGAGAGTGCGAAGGAACCTAATCACACTTTAATAACTTTCTTCTCCCCTGAAACAAGTTTCTATCAAAACGAATATGGTACTACGAAAATTGCTCCTTTTGGATTTAACGGATATACAATCACAAATCCCGCAGATGCAGATTATATCTATAAGTGTAATTCCTATGGGCCACTTACTAATCCTGTAACACCTGCTACAATGCTGGATCAACGAATAGTTAGCCCCAGTTTTACTAATGGATATCAGATTAATAACCTACCTCAGAAGTTTTATGGGTATAGATATACTGGAGATTCAGAAACTGCTGGTTACTACGGTACTTGTTTAGCGTTTGGAGTTTCAACACAATATTCAATTTCTAATGAAGGTGATGCATTTGTAATGGCAAATATAACGCGATCGTTAGCTGCACAATATGGTGGAAACACTTACGATGCACGTTGTAATAATCAGTACATCTCCTGCGGTGCAGTAGGATATGATACTGCTGCTACGCTGGTTTACGGCGGAGATACTTTCATTAATTTCTTTGACTTTCTCTACGGATTTTGGGATAAAGGTGAATCAGATACAAATTCCAGCATAAAGATTTATACTGTTTTAGAATCCTCAATCAACCTTGCTTTACGTCATGATGTATGTTCGAGTAAAGGAAACACAAGTGTTTACATACAGGAAAAAGCAACAACCTTCTCAACAGGTACAAATGAATACTACACACAAGTAACGGATTTGTATCTCTACAATACCGTGTACTCACGTCAGAGTTCACTCACTCCATTTTTCTCAAAGCCTGTTAATTTCTCAAATAACAGAGTATTTGATTCTCGCATATTAAGCAGCGAGCCTAAGATTTTAAACGAAGAACGTGACAGTTGGTTGTCTTACTTAGCTACTAACTATATTGATGTTGATGGTACCTATGGTCAGATTAATAAAGTCATCACATATAATAGAAAGGTTTTCTTCTTCCAAGATAAAGCTGTTGGTTGGGCCTCTGTGAACGAACGTTCATTAATTACACCTGATGCAAGCGGTACTGTTTTATCACTTGGGAAGGGTGGTATCTTAGATCAATATTTTTATATCTCACGACATTCCGGTAGTAAGCACCAGTTCTCTGTGATATATTCACCAAATGGTATTTATTACTACGATACTGTCAACAATCGATTTAATCACCTCACGGAAGAAGCAAATACGCCTATTAGTGATTTAAAGGGTTTATCAAGCTACTTGAAGCAACTCTCGATCACGGGATTAAAGAAGACTGATAATACGTTAGGAGTCACCGCAGGAGTGTATTCAGGCATTGGAGTACATGGTGTATATGATTCAAGACTCAATAGAGTACTCTGGACGTTTAAAGATCAGAATAACACTACTGAGTTTACAATTGGTTACAATGAATTACTTACCTGCTTTGAATCATTTTATTCCTTTAGACCAACATTGTACATTAAATATGACGACTTCGTGTACTCTGTAAACCCCTTGGATTTGCGTCATACATATCTTCATAACACAGGAGATCGTGGATCATTTTATGGTTTAACCTATGATTCTCAACTATCCTTTATTGTAAACAAGGAACCTCTTAGAGCAAAATTCTTCACTAATGCTGAGTACATACTTAATACGTATCCTGAATCGATATACAACTTTGAGTCAATTCAAGTGTCAAACAATTATCAAGATACAGGAGTAATTTCAATTACTGATAGTATATGTTCAAAACGTGGAAGAGTATATCGCTTGATTATACCTCGTAACAATAAAGGCAGTGATACTACATCACGAATATTATCTGAGTATGCAATAGTGTCACTTGTCTTTAATAATTCTCTACCTGTTTCTACCAGATTTATCCTTGATTCGTTCGTAACTTATTATATGTCAAGAAGTATATAAAATTAAGAAAAATAATTTGGATTTATACAGGTCTGTTTACTATCTTTGTATCAGACCTGTTGTTTTTTAAACATATAGCAATGAAAAGAAAAAGATATCCTTACAGAATGGTGGCTCCACTTCCATTTCTCGATTTAGGTGGAAGGATCACAAGGATGCAACCACTACAAACAACAACAGTGTACACTCCTCCTACAATGAAGATTCAGCAGACACCTAATACCATTTCAGTAGGAAAGGGTAATAACTTAGGGAAAAATAATAACTCAGGTAATCTAATGAATACTGTTACAGGTGCTTTATCTACTGGTTTATCTTCTTATGGATCAACTGGTAGTGTAGGTCAGGGTGTAAGCTCAACAGTTGATTCCCTGATTAAAAGTATTCCTGTTGCAGGACAGATTATTTCCGCAGTTGATATGATTGCTGATCCGTTAGCTTCTGCGTTTGGAGATGCCGGAGCAACTAATCAATATAATCAAGCTGCTGAAAGACTTATTAGTCCTTTGAATAGTTTAGAAAGTGGTATTTCTAATTTAATTGACGGCAATTCAAAAGAAGGTTGGAATGACCTTATGGGAGTTGTACTTCCAGGATTAGCGGGTTTTAATGATGCTAAGTGGGAACGTGAGAAACGTAGTGCTGATGCTTCAAGAGAACGTGTTCTACTTAATGAGAAAGATAAGCAACGTGACGTTCAACAAGGATACGGATGGCGTTATCGTGATCAACCTATGCAGGCTGCGTATGGTGGTTATCTTGGTTATAACGATGATGTCTTAGGACAATCATTTGAGTTTGGGGGTGAACTTTTAGAAATGGGTAAAGGTGGTAAGATTTATATCAAACCTGAGAACAGGGGAAAGTTTACAGAATACAAACAGAGAACTGGTAAAACTACTGAAGAAGCTTTACATTCAAAAGATCCTCATGTACGTCAAATGGCTAATTTCGCACGGAATGCCAGCCATTGGAAACATGAATTCGGAGGAGATATTGAAGAGCAATCACAAGTAATAAATTCCAATCCTCAGATTACGGAATATAATGAAGGGGATACACACGATATGAATACCTCAGGTTATGGAGGAGTTCCGGTTGATGCTTCAGGTAATCGTACAGTTGTATCAGCAAATCGTCCTGTGGCTACGGTAGAAGAAGGTGAAGTGAGTTGGTTTAATCCTAACTCTAAAACTACTTATGTATTTTCAAATAAGATTAGATTATGAAAAAGAAATCAAAAATGACATACGCTGATAAAGCGAAAGCTATTATGTCTCGCTATAAGAAACGTCTTGGAGAAAACTTTGAACGTTACGATAAGATGGCCTCAGATGCTCTAAATCGTGAACTAAGTCAGTTGATGGAACAGCAAGAACTTGCAAAACAAAAACAAACAGAACAGCAGTTTCAACAGATGGCTTATGGTGGAGGATTACCTGAATGGCCTCTTGATCCATTTTATAGACTTCCAGGTGTTGCAGATTTTAGTGATACAGATATTAAACCTTTTCCTTCACGAATGCAGCAAACTCTTGATCCATTTTATAGACTTCCAGGTGTTGCAGATTTTAGTGATACAGATATTAAACCTTCCATACCTAATTATATAGGTAAAATAACACAGTCTCAGGTAACTCAACCTTTTCCTTCACGAATGCAGCAAATAAGGTTTGCTACTCCAACCATACCTAATTATATAGGTAAAATAACACAGTCTCAGGTAACTCAACCTAAAATATCACCAGAACCAAACCCAAATACCTGGTGGTCGAATCTTCCCATTGAATCCAGAGTTGGTATGACTGCACAACTTGCAGGAAACTTAGGTCAAGGAATTCTTGCAGCAACTGCAGGAAAACCCAGACAAATGACATATAATCCTATTACTCTTGAAAAGCCTGAGACTATCAGTGCTGATGAACAGTTAGCAGAAGCACGCAGAAGTTATCGTGGTGCAATGGCAAATCTAAGGTATTTAAGTCCTTCACAATATATGGCAGCAATGTCAGATTTAGCTACACGTTCCGCAGCTGCAAATGCAGGTATTATTCAATCTGTCGATAATCAAAATGCGGAGATATTTAATCGTCAACGTGCGTTGGAAGCAGAGAATGCTTTTCGTAATGAGGAACGAAGAATTGAAATTGATCAATATAATGAAGCTGCACGTCAGGCATATTTAGGAAATATTGGAAACATGATTGGTGGTATGAGTGGAACTATTGCTGGTGGTATGCGTGATGTTCTTGGTTACAAACAAGCTGAACGTAATTTACCTTATACCGGTACTTCTAATGTCTCTGCAATACGTGATGATAATGGTGAGTATCTCAATGTAACCTGGGTTGATGGTCGTAGAGAATTAGGTACTGCTACACGTGGAACAAAGAGAGTTTATATTGTTGACGGTAAAGAAGTTGAAAAACCCATATTTGATACAGAATATGATAAAAGAATAAAACGATGAATCGGAGAAACAGTTACAACAATGATATAAGTGCCTCCCCAGGTTTGTATCAACCACAATATAACTATCAGTCAATGTATGTTGATCCTATTAACCTTGATTTAGTTCGAGAGTATAATAAAGATAAACAAGCACGATTTGATGCTACTACAAATGCAATCGCACAAACTCAAGCTGGTTTGTATGATTCTGAAACCTTTGATCCAAAGGAGAAAGAAGCATTGATTCAAAGAATGAATAGTCAGTTTGATAAAGTTTATAAAGACTATTCTGGAGATATGTCAGCAGCGACTAATGACATTATTAAAATGATTGCTGATGTTCGTCGTGATGAATACTTTGATATTAATAAGTATGCTCTTGAACAACAGAAAGCATATAACGCTTCAAGACAGCAGTATGGAGCTGAAGGTGTAGATTTTACTAAACAGTTTCCATCTACATTAAGAGATCCTAATACTAAAGCACTCTATGGGCGTAATGCGTTTGCGTATGATATAGTAAAAGATCCTGGGATGGAGAAGAAAGCCGCGGCTATTTGGGAAGATGCTTTACAACAAGCTTCTTTTGAAAGTGGTTTACGTTCAACGCAGGGTGGTAAATTCCTGGAATCTATTACTAAATTTGGTAAAGGTATTGATGTAGGAGGTAAAGATCAAGTTGATAGTAAACTTGATAAAGTATATAATGAGTATTTATCAACTCCTGAAGGTCAGTTACGTGCACGTGTAATGAGAGAACTTGAAGGAATTACATCTGACGCAGAAGTTGAAAAGCAGATGAAGTCGTGGTTAAGAGATATTGGTAAAGCCAGAGTTGCTCCTACAAGTATTAAGTATGATAGAGTAGGTAACCCTGATTATCGTGCAACTTCAGGAACATCTTCTGAAAAACCAAATAGACCTATGGTACCAACTGAAGATATAACTATTCCTGATCCCACAGGTCAAACTGGAAAAGACTTACGTAAACTAATAGCTGATCCTAAACACCCGTTACACCAAGAAGCAAAAAATAAAGTTATTAGAACATTGTATCAAGCTGAAGGATCTAAAATGCCGGGTTATGAAAAGGTGCTAAGACAAGAGATTACTCAAGCATTAAACACGATTGATAAAGGAAATTTTGCAATCTTTGGAAGGAAATATACAGATAAGTCTCCAGCATCTACTTATGCTTTAGCTAATCTCGATCAGGTAAGAAACTTTCTTAAAGGAGTACCTATTTACAATCTTGATGATGCAAAACTTAATGAACAAATTGAACAGTTACGAAAACGTGTTAATGACGCAAAACGTCAAGAGAGTGGATATTCTCCCGGAGGTGCAGCTACATTAGGTGATGCAAGTATTAAAGCACTTGACAACACTCTTAAAAGTCTAAAACAAATGAGGGGATTTTATGATAAGAGTCTTGATGATGCAGCAGCTAAAGGGATAGATACAAAACTTTGGGCTTTTGATCCTATTGAAAACAAAAACAATCATCTTGAGCACATGACTAAATACCTTAATAACTTAGGTCGTAATAAACTTGTTGATCTTAATGAAAATAAAGATCTTGAAACAATAGGTGATATGAAATTTGAAAGTGGTAGTTTTATGGGATTAGATATTATTCCTGGATATGGTGTTGTAACAAAACTTAAAACTTATGATAAAGATAATGGCCCACGAAAATCTCGTATACTCCGTGTAGCTGATCCTACTGCATCACGTACGTTAATACGTAACTATGATGCAGAAGTAGGTGGGAAGTTCAGCGATGCATTAACACATCAGTATACAGTTGTGGCAGATGATCCTACTAAGATAGCAAAAAATGAAACTGGTGAAACACTTACTTTAAACGGCTCAGTTACTCAGGTTCCTACGGGATATGTAATAGCACGTTCTGATGGAAAGGTGTATACTGTTAAAGATTTTATAACGGAGTTTCAACCTGAAGAATATTCCGAGTATTTTACAAGTTATGGGGAAGAGGGTTTAAATAGACCATTCGTATTTGAAACCCTGGGAAAAGTAATTACAACGTTAGGTTTAAAATAATTATTAATGGACTATACTAATCAGTTTGAGACCGATCCCTTGTATGATGATATTCGGGATAGAAAGCATGCTAAAAACGATATAAGTGCCGAAATTCGTAGACAATTTGAGCCTCAAGTAACATTAGGCGGTGTACAAAGTGCACTTGATCTTCGTGAATACGCACCTTACTTTAAAGACGAAGTATTCAGTGCAACTTCTGATCCAGATGAACTTCGTGCAAGAAGACAATCAACAGGAGAGATTTGGGGAAGATCCTTAAAGAATATGGGTCTCTATGCAGGAACCACCTTTCTTGATAACGTTGTTGGTTCTCTTGTAGGATTAGGTAACCTTGCAATCGGTGGAGAAGATGGTAAAGCTGATCTTAATGACTTTGTTGCAAATCCCTTATCTGAGTTAATGGTTAAGCTTCAACGTAAGTGGGAATCTCCTATATACAGAACAAGGGAAGAAGAAGCTGATGTATGGAGTGGCGTATTACCATTTAGTGAAGGCTCATCTAAATTTTGGGGTGATATAGTTCTTAAAAACTTTGGCTTTACTTTAGGTGCGGTAGCTGCTGGAACTTTAACCGGAGGTGCTCTTATGTCGGGAGCTAAAGGGTTAGTAGGTAAACTTGCAAAAGGAGTTGTTGGGAAGGTCACCAAAAGTGGTAAAACAATTCAGAACTTAGAACAAGCTGTGAAGGCTGTGAAGAATGGTGAACTTGCAGCTTCAGAACTTACAGGTGATCTCTTACAGGCATATAAAAACCTAAAGACTGCAAATATAGCATCCCAGGTAACAGGTGCTGTTGTTAGCTCGGCAGCAGAATCTCGCTTTGAGGCAATCAATGCAATGAATGAATTCAATGAGAAGGAGAAAGAGAAATATGAGTTTGGATGGAAAATACAAGAACCTTTACATAGGCAATTAGTAGAAGCAGAACTTGCAGAAACACATCCTGAACTGTTTGCGTTCGTAGGTTCTACGGAAGGTGGATACAGGAGAGTTCTAACACCTGAAGGCCAAAGTTATCTTAATCAGAAGCTTAACGAAAAACATCAGCAAGGATTAGCAAAGATTGAGGAAGCGGGTAAAGGTGTTGCTAATACTGATTTCGGATTTAATATGGCTGTATTAGTTCCCAGCCAGTTAATACAGTTTGGTAGAGCATTCTCAGGAGGATTTAAAACTGCAAAGAAAGCTAAAGGTATTGTAGGAAACATTACTGAGAAATATAGTTTAGCACCTACTGGTAAATTTGCCAGAGGTTTAAAAGCTACCGGTAGAGGATTGCGTAATGTAATTACTGAAGCTGAAGAAGAACAACTACAACAATTTGGACAAACAGGTTCTGAATCATTTTACTCACGACAACTTGATCCTCTTGCTGGTAATACAGTTGATAACGCAATTAATGCATTTCATGATGCTGCTAAAGAGGCTTGGGGTAGCGCTATGGGATGGCAACAAGCATTCGTTGGAGGAATCACTGGTTTAGCAGGTACACCTACTGTCGGCACTCGTAAAAGCGGACGTACAGGTGTCACGTGGGCTGGTGGTCTGATGTCAGATATTCGTGAAGGTTCAGAAGAACGTAGGCAAGCAGAATCAGCAGTTGCAAGTTTAAATAAGGCTATTAATACACCAGAGTTTAAGCGCATGTATGTTAACGCTATTCGTAATACTTCTTATGAATTTGATAAACAGCGTGCTCTTGATAACGATGATCCCTTTGGATATAAGAATAGTGATTTCTCTCAGTTGGTTAGTTCTGTAATTGCATTTAAAGATGCTGGCAAACTTGATGATCTTGTAAATGTGTTTCAAGGAATGCGCAGTGCGAGTGAAGAAGAGATTAAACAAATGTACCCTAATCTTGCAAATGAAGGCTCTTATGCTGTACATGATTTAATTAGTAAGCGCGCCAATAAACTTGAAAAAGCAGTTCGTGAAATAGTTGATCTAAAGGATGCAATCGATAATCAATTTGAAGGTGCTACTGAGACTACGAAGAATGAACTTTTGCACTATGCTGCAACAGTTACTGATGTAGAACAGCGGATGAAGGATATTGAGAGGAAACTTTCTCCATATATGGAAGGAGAAAGTTTAACTACTGATGAAGGAAAGAAAGCTGTACGAAAAAAGATTAATGAGACCGTAGGCCCTTTCAAAGAGGATTACTTACAAATGCTTAAAGACTATCAGAAACTCGCTGATAGAAGAGATAAGTTCGCAGATTTGTATAAAACATTTGCATCTGAGAAAGGTATTAAAGATTTACAAGATAAACAAAGTAAAGAAGAACAGAAAGCTAAAGATAAACAAACTGCTGATGAAGCAGAGGAAAAAGTTAATACAACTGTAACAACTAAAGATGGTCAGGATATTCATATTACTAAGGATGATAAAGGGCAACATTATCAAACTCCGGTAGATAAAGATAATAATCCTATTGGAGAATCTACAACTATTACACCAGAAGAAGTTAATGCAACGCAACCTGTTAAACCTAAATCTACGGCTAAAGAAGAAGAGTTACTTCTGCTTATAAACAAGATTTTTACTAATGAACCTCTTACAAAAAATGAAGAGAGTGATATAAAGGATAACCTGGAACTGTTTAATGAACTTTCTAATAAGGAGTATCAACGTAGATCAAATCCTGATAGCACTACATGGTCTGAAGTACAGTCAGAGACTGAAGATAAGAAATTAACACGTTTTCACGTTAAAGACCAACTTACAGGAGATGTATTGCAAACCGGTAAAGAAAAGACTCCAGGTACACATGGAAGAGTAATGCCGTGGGATAACTTTAAGCAAGAGTTTTCACTTAATGAAGAAGACTTAGCTAAAGAAGAACCTGAAGGCAATGTACTTCCAGATCGTGTAATCATTCATGAAATACAGGAAACAAAAGCAGATCAGAAAAAATCTGTATTAGTTACTGTTAAGTATAAAGATGGTAAGAAGGCTACTAAGACTTTTAAACTATATCCTGAGGAAGATAAAGATGATGATACAGGAGATACAAATCCAGCTCCGCAGTTATCTAAAGAAGATAAGGAACTAAAACGTTCGATTAATAATCTGTTTAGAAGATTAGCCGGAAGACAAATTACTAATCATAATAAGGTACCAAGAACTCCAGGTGATCCTTATGATACAATACACCCAAGCCTTCATCAGAATCGTTACTTCAACTTTGTTAATTTCAGTAAAGTGACTGACTTTAAGTTAAGATTTCTACTCCCGGAGGACTTCTTTGGTAAAGAGGGATGGAAAACTTATAAGGGTGGTAAAGATGAAAAGTTCTTTAAAGATTCAATCGTTGCTGTTGTAGTTAATAAAGACAATCAACCTATTGACGAGAATAAAAATGTCATTACATTAGAAGAAGCTTCTACTAAAGGTATATACAGCTTTGTACCATTGCCGAATGAGAATAACGCAGATGGATCAACCAAGTATCACGTTCCAAAAGGTTATTCTGAAGAGCTGGCTAAAGAAAAAGCAATTGCAGAAAGGGAAAAGTTTAAAATTTCACGTAATCAAATTCTTCAACATCTCAGGGATAAGAAGATTGTTACAACAGATATTCGCGGGAAATCTGGAGGAATGGTTAACTATATTGACAATAATGATAGTCCACAGTCCATTAGTCAAATTAATAATGTAACATTAAAGGTTGTTGTTGGAGAAGCTTATACCAGTGATCAATTACAAACAATTGGAACTGTAAATCCTGGTGAAGTAGTTGCAGTAGAAGGAGATTCCGGAACTTTAGTTCCAGTTAAGAAGAGTAAAATCAGTGAAGAAGACGCATTACTTTATGCTAAACTTATTGCAGCTTTCTTTCGTCGTAGTTTTAAACGTGGAAAAGGTGTTACTGATCGCAATTTAAAGTTTGCTGAGAAAGATAAAAAGACGGTTAACTACTCTGCACTGGATATTCTAAAATCGTTTGTACCATTTCTGGAAAATCACAGTACTCCTTTATCGGAAATGTATTTTGCTGAATATGCGGGAAAGAAGTTTAGTCGTAGAGTTCTTAACATGAATGGAATTCACATTCAGGTTTTAGATGATAAAGGTAAAATTATTGAAGGGGCTATTGAACAAATTGCCGATCGACTGCATAAAAATAATGTCTATAACGTCAGTAATAAGATTATTCAAGGTGAAGGAAAGTTTTATCGAATATCTGATGTGAACCCCGATACTGGTGAAATTACGTATACGGTTGAAGATAAAGAAGGATATGTTAAATATTTAGGAGAAGTAAGTGAAGGATCGCCACGTTTATATACTGAGGTTGCTATTAACTCACAAACTACAACTCAATTCACTGATCCTTTAACCGGTAGTCAGGTAGAGATTACACAGAATCGTACACCCTGGATCAATATGAATATAATGTACGATTATGATAACTTCAATGTTGAGGAACAAGCTGAACAACCTAAAAAAGGTAGAAGAAGAAGTTATAATCGTATAGCACAGAAACCACAAAAACCTGAGAATCATGCTGAAGCTTTACATTGGTTCAATGAGAAGTTTCCTCAAATTCCTGTACATGTTATTGAAGGGTTAATCGATGGTAAAAGCTGGGGTAAAGTACAAAGTGCAGCATTATACCTTTCTACTGTTGCAGAAGAAGGTACTACTTACCATGAAGCATGGCATATTGTAACCTCAGTATTCCTTACTGAGGATGAACGTCAATCATTATATCGTGAATGGAGAAATGTTACAGGAAAAGCTAATCTTTCGGATTCTGATGTTGAGGAAGCTCTCGCTGATGAATACATGAATCATAAACTTGGAGTACCGTCTAAGTTGATAAAGAAAGGTGGTAAAATAGAGAAGTTCTTTGAGAAGATTAGTAAATTTATCAGAGACTTTCTAAATTTAAGTGCACGGGATATTCAGCATATCTTTGAGCGTATTGAAGCTGGTTATTATACCAAACAACCAATACGTTCAATCTCACGTAAAGCTCTTAGACGCCCACAGTCTATCGAAAATGATTATGCTTTCACACAGGCAGGTTTAAAAGCAATGAGTGTATCTTTCTTCGATTATTTCTTTGGAGAAGACGCATCTGAAGCTGCGTTTAACTCATTATTTAATGATGCAGATAATAGTCAGTATTTTGAAGAAGCCTATGATTATATTAAAGAAACCTTTGAGTACGAGTCTACGGCAGACGATACATCAGCTGAAATTCGTACTAATTATCAACGACTCCTTGACAACTTTGATAAGCTGAAAGAACTTCATAAAGAAGAATTGAGGCGCTATAACTTAGAAATCATTGAGGATGAAGAGGAGGAGAGTGCAGATCAAAGAGATGTTTCAAAAAACTGGGGAACTAATAAGTTAAAGTTCTCCGTTAAATCTTCTGCTTCAAATAGAATGCGATTGATTTTAGGAACAATAGCTAAAGTAAGTTTCTTTAATGAGTATGGGTTTCCTGAACCTGAGGATTTTGGTAAAGTATTTGGATTAGTTGTAAATAGATGTGCTGGATCGAGAAATCTAAACGACTTAATGAATCGTTTAGAGGAACTGGCTATTAATGTACCAGTTATCCAAAAACTTATTAAACGTTTACAAATCTCAAAAGATAGTACTGGAGTAGTTGTTTTAAATTCAAACGCCTCTTCTCAAGATGCAACTAACCTTATTGACTTCATCAATACTTTTACTCAAAACTTTTATAACTATATGATTACGACCACCGGTTCTAATGGTAAAGTAAAGATCATAGATGTTGTTACAATGGGGTTACGTGATAAAATTCGTGCTGAATGGGGTGCTAAAGTAAGTTTCTTACAAAATGACAAAGAGTATGCTCCATATTACAAAGTTATCAAAGGTATTTTAACCTATTCTGAGAATGAGTTTAAGAAAAATAAGAAGGTTACTGATTGGCACTCAGCTAAAGAGTTCTTATATAAATTAGGAGTTACTTTTAAAAATGAAGTTAAAATCAGTTCAGCTGAACGATCTATAATTATTGAGAATGCTCAATACATTGAGAATGCTATTCGTAATTCAAATAATCTTCCAATGATATTTGAAACAAACAAAGAAAGTGGAGTAAATGGCTACTTAAATAAAATCATTGATATTGAACAAGCAACACGTCTTGATGATTTTGAGAACTCCCACTTCAATATCGATAGTGAACTTGTGTATAACATTGGATTAAATAGTTATGTAACAGACGTTGTAAATACAATCAACAATGCTGAATCTCTTGAGAATCTTAAGAACTCATTACCTTGGATGAAAGATGCATTTGTTCAATCTTCTGTTATTCTGAAGTCAGTCTTTAAAGCTGATAAGCATACTAAGATACGCTTTGGTATCCTTGAAGGTAACCGTGAAGAGCATCATAGTAAATCCAGTTCATTTCATGAACTTTCTATGACAGATAAACTTGCAACCAAGATAAACTATATTCTCGGTGGAAAGTTTATGATGTTAAGACCTGGGGACAATAAACAGGAGAAATGGTTCAGTATTGATAAGATGTTTCTTACACTATTAGATGTCGATCAAAAGCAACATTACCCCATTCTTATGGATTATTTAGCAGACGAATTGAATCGCACTAAAGAGATTCTTGAGAAAGGATCAAACATTGCTTTTAAGGAAGAGAATGCAAAGGATGGTATCATGATATCCATTATTAATGATTTTGGAAATCCTGCGCTAAAAGAAGCTTTAACTAAACTATTTCAATCTGAAGAAATATCTGTAACTCAATTCATCGACCTTTATGCTCCGGAGATTAAATCTGCATTTGCACGATATATAAATGGAGAGATTAAGCAGACAAAGGATTTACTTGTTGAATATAATGTAATAGATACAGCTACACATATTAATAGAGGTATTAATTCACGTTTTCTTAAATCTAAAGGCTTCTCTGATTCTGAACTGGATTATTTATTAAGAGGTGTAATTGTAAATAACATGATTTCCTCTGTTGAACAAATGAAATTATTCTACGGTGACAGTATCTCATATAAATCTATTTTGGATCAATTTAAGCGCCACGAGTCTTTTAACTCTTCAAAGCAACATATGGCAACTGATTCAGTTATTAACAAATTTATTGATCAGAATTATGTACGCACTGATGAGAAAACATTCGAGAATACAAACTACAATGGGGAGCCGGTAATTGTTACTGCTGTACTCAATGATATTGTTTCACAAGCTGCTTCTTATGAATATCTTGAGTCTATCTTAGGTAAGAAAGCGAAAGCCTATAAAAAACAAAAAGAAGCTGATGCACAAGGGTTGATCTCCCTTGATGAGTATAGAGAACTTATGATACGAAGTTCCTTATGGACAGACGATCTTAACACATTATATCAATATGAGCTTTACGGTGGAGAAAGACCACAGACTAAAACAAAGTTTGTACCTTTAAAGATTCAGTATTCCGGGCCACTTGCAGAAGATGGTTATAATCAGGCAATCTATAAATTATCTGTATATCCTGTGGTTCCTTCAATGGCGAGGGGTAGAAACCTGGAAGCTCTAATGAATACTATGAAGGAGAATAAGATTGGTATTATTACTTTTACGTCAGGTGTTAAACTTGGTTATAAGGTTGATGAGAATGGTAAAGCTCAAGATCCCTATACTGAAGAAGGAAACGTTAACACTACACTTACAACACAAAACACATACTATAAACATTGGGGAGTTCAAAATAATATAGCTCCAAAGATGAAGGATCGAGTACCTTTTGGAACTCAGATGATGAAACAAATCTTCTCAGGTATATTTGATAAAGGATATGCTTCACCTAATGTCAAAGCATTGGTACAAGAATATCGTGACCTTAATAGACAACGTATTGAGATTGGGGTAAATCAACTTGTTAAGAAACTTGGTTTAAAATTAGAAGGAGACTACTATCAAATCAATGATATTGATGGATTAGTTGACACTTTACAAAAGGAAGCAAAGAAACGTAATCTTCCCGATAACATTGTTGAGCAGATTGCAAATATCAAAGCTGATGTAGGTATTGACATTCTGGTAGCAAGGGAACGTATTGAACAGTACCTTATGTCTATTGCAGATAAAATGACTACCAGCCAAAAGATCTTTGGTAATAGTGCTGTTCAAATGTCTTCTGCTTTCTTTGAAAGAAACGATATCAAGAGAACTAAGCATGAAGGTGTCTACGAATCTTCCAATCTAAAGTTCTACACATTAAAGGAAGGTGGAAAACAGATTACCAGAATGCAAGTTCTCATTCCAGATTACTGGAGAGGGAAAGTAAAACCAGGTGATGATCTCTTAAAGGTTATCGGTTTTCGTATTCCTACACAAGGAATGAATTCCATTGAAGCTATTGAAATTGTAGGCTTCTTACCGAACACTTGTGCTGAAATGGTTGTCCTTCCTTCTGAAATTGTAGCGAAGTCCGGAGGAGATTTTGATATCGATAAACTGACTATGTACTTTCCTAATTATATGGTAAACCAAAAAACAAATCGCTTAGAGAAAATTATCTTAAAGGATGATGAGGCTATGCGTAAGGATTGGGAATCATATACAAATCAAGCTGAGACTGCACTCTTGGAAGCTATCTTTCAAACAGATTTAGAGCTTGGGATGTCATTTGAAGAATATAAGAAGAAGGCATTAGAGAATCGTATTTATGAACTACAAGGAGAATTAATCTTACGTCCTGAGAACTATGAGAATCTAATGACGCCTAACACCACAGATACATTAAAATCCGCCGCAGCTTTAGTTACCTGGTTGCGTGAGAAACGTCCTAATCTCGGTATTCAATCTGTTGAAGAATGGTATGAAAAGTTTATCGATAACGCTAAACATCATTCAATTACAAGTCTTAAATTTCAATTAGAAATTGGAGAAAGATTTCAGAATGGAGTGATGGCTACTGGGCCGACAGCGTTAGCGTCTACATTTGCACTTGCTTGCCAGGAATTTAATGTTCATATTAATTCGAGAATACCATTTGCTCATAATACTTTCGTTGATGCTTTACAGAATGTTGCTATTTCTCTTGGAGGTAAACTAAACAGTGCAGGAGAGAATATCTCTGATCTCATATCTCAATGGATCAATCTCTCCGTAGATGCTGCAAAAGAACCTCATATGTCTATGATGGGTGTAGGTACACATAACTTACCTATTATACTCTATCTTACTTTAGCAGGAGTTGACTCTAAGACTATCGCAGTATTTATTAATCAGCCAATCATACAGCGTTATTATAAAACTAAACTTATTGATGATAGTCAGATTATAGAGGAGAATCTTCCATACAGTCAGCGTAGTCGTGAAACACGTTACAGTCGTGTGATTCGTGCTGGAGGTTACAAAGACATTGAAGCTATTGAGAAAGAGTTCACTTTGGAAGATCTTACAGCAATGGTTGGATTACCGTCCTTAACCCCAACTCAACAGGGTTATCAGGTTGCGCTATTAAACTCTCTTAAAGAGTTTGAAGAAATTTCTGAATCTCTTTCTATGGCAATTAGATCAACATCATTTGATACGTCAGCCGGAGGTAAGAATATCGTAGAACTGTTGTTACGTCATATGACGGTATCACAGGTTCTTCAGGATGGTGTTATACAGAACTATGATAAGGTTGTAGGTGTTGATGAAAATGGTAATCCTGACCCTACTGCTGAATCTTTTCTGGCACCATATTATAAAGCTGTTCATGATTTAGTGTCAATTTTGAGACCTTTCAGTAAATTTTTAAGCAAACCTGAGTTGAATCTCAGTTTTATTAACTATATTTACCGGCAATTAAAAGACCATAGGGGAAATACGAAAACAGTATTGAAGAACAGCACATTGTTTCGTCAGGATTTCTTTACCTGGTTATTTATGACTCAGCCTGTTACTATTAACGGACAAAGAGTAAATATTCAGGATGATATAGAGAATTTGTTCTATGATCCGAAAGAGAACATTGCTACACAGCTGATGAAAGCAAAGGAACGTCTTCCTGAAAATCTATTATTACAACAGTTAGTTGCCGTATTTCCTCATACTAAATTTATCTTTGGTACACAGGAATCTCATATGGAAGGTCACGAACTTATTGTAACAAATAATGGTGTCAGAATGCCTTATAACATTCGCTTCATTGGTCAGAAGGAAGATGCTTTAGACGTAAACCTATTGGTTGGTGCATGGGAAGATTTAATGAATGATCCTTTTGGTATAATGTTAGTTAAAGCCTCTCTTACTCAAACTGGTTTTCAAAACTCTCCTATGAGTTTTTTCTCTTTATTACCGTTGGAAGTATCAAATGAAATTATGAATCAATTAGCTGCAAAGATTGAACTTATAGGTGATCCGCAGACTACTGATAACATATCTTTAGATAGTTTCCTTCAACAGTTTGATGCACAAAATACTTCAACTGTTCCAAAGTCCAGAGAAGCAGATAATCCTGGATTAAAAAGATCAACGCGTTTCAATCGTATAGACGGTGCAGATAATAAGAGTGAAAGAAGCATGCTTCCAAGACTGTATGATACAGTAATTGAAAAAGAAGTTAATCCGGATGATATTGCACTAACAGATTATAGAGGTGGTCATGCATTAAAGAAGTATAAGACTATTGCAAGTGATCTTATTATAGCACCTGATCCTGAGCTTAATGATTCTCCTAATGTAATACCAGACAAACCCGACAAACCGGACACTCCTGACACAATTACTAAGATAGTTATCGATGAAGTAGCTGGAAGAAAACCTGCGTTTGAAAAGGACGCTGCATCTATTACATTCCAAGAGGATTCTTCGACAAACTATAAAAATAGAACTATTAAAAATGCTTCTGCTGATACTACCATAGCACTTGCAGTGGATTTCAACAGCGCAGGAGAACAACTCACTGCACGTACAGTTAAAGAACAAGGAAAGACACTTATCAAGATTGATGCAAATCGCTTGGAAGTAACTCCGGAACGAGTTAAGCACATTGTTGATATTCTTAATTCAATACCGCAGACAACCCTGTTCTCGGAGATTTCTTTAAACATAGCCGGCAATGGCATCTATACAATGAAAGGTAAGTACACACAGGCACAGGTTGACGAGTTTACCTATCAATTGTTAAACGCTGTTACTAAATCACCTGATTTGAAGGTAGAGATTGGATCCATCAGAACCGGAGGGCAAACCGGATTCGATGAAGCGGGAGCTAAAGCAGGAATGAGACTTGGAATTCCTACAACCATATTGGCTCCTAAAGGATGGAAATTCAGAGATCAATCTGGAACTGATATCTCTAATGAAGCAGCGTTTAAGGAAAGATTTAATCTGACTCCAATTACTACATCAACGTGGTCTCGTTATTCCAATAATGGATATGAAGTCTCCAGCAAGGGTGATACACGATTCAGCGCACTCTACGCAAAGTTAAAGGATGGACGTACGATTGAAGAGGCATATCAATTGGACATCAAGGGATATCGCAAAGTAAGTAACAACTGGACTGCTGGTAAAGGAAAGCCTTCTCTGAATTCCATGTCACATGAAGAACAGTATCAGGCTTATAAGCAACTATGGAAACAGTATCTTTCCGAGAATCCTGAATTGCTTGAAGACCTTCGTGTAAAGTCCGCAGGTAAAGTTCTTACAGATCGATTTGCATCATCAGATATTAATCAAGCAAGAGCATTATCCGATCTTTTAAACGAAACACGTGATAATAACAATGAAGACAACGACGAAAACACTTCAAACGTTCCTTTCTGTCTTAAATAATAAATGATTATGAAAAAAACTGCATGTGAATTTAAAAGTTCATTTAAGTCAACCAAAAGTTTCTTTGTACAGAAAGGTTTTATTGATTTTTATCAAAACATTCTGAATCTTAATGGATTTCGTAAGGCTAACGCATATTGGTCGAAAAGAGCACAAGAACGTTACGGTGTTGAAGGAATGTTATTTACAGAGATTACAAAGAGAGGTGTTAATGATAAAGTCTACCACCAGGCTTCTCCTAATATGGATGCATTCCACATGATTGATGAGAAGAAGAAACCTATTGATAATCAGACAAAGTTAAACTTATACGCACCTACTTCATTAGAGCAGGGATTTACCTCTTTACTGAAACCCGGAGAAGAATTTACAACCGTCCATAAGATTCTAAAGCAAATCGCAGATAGTGTACACACATTAGCACCGTTAGCTGAAGAGTTGCTAAAGAGGCCAATGATTAAATTAAATGTACGATTTAATGCTGAAGGAGATGATATTCCGATAACAAGAAATGGAGAAGCTATTGCGTGGTATGATCCTAATAAGAAAATTATTATTGTCAATAAGAATGGTAAAACCAGCCGTTCAATAGAAGAGGTATTACTCCATGAGATCATTCACTATTATACGCTTAATTATATCGAAGACGATGGATTCTTCACCACAGAGTTTGGAGAAATTTGGGATTACGCTAAAGCAAATACAGCGAAGCCTGACCTCTATGGTTATACTTCATTGACAGAGTTTATAAGTGAAGTGTTCACTAACAAAGCATTAATAAGTGACTTAGCTTCCTTGCCTCCAATTAAGCAACGTAATAAATATTCAAATCTATTTATGGAGTTATGGGATACAATTCTAAAGGCACTTAATTTAAATAATGAATCTTTGTATTCTCAAGCCTTTACTTTAGGTTCTCAGTTGTTAAATGAAGCACACTTATATGAAACTGTTGGTGAAGAAATTGTTAATTCAGAAGAATACCAAGTTTCTCCTGAAAGTGAAGAACCTCCTGATGTAGAACTTGATAAACGTATTACGAGATTTTTAACTTCTATTGGTGTACAGATCAATTCACTTGATGAGATTAAGATTCGTGACACTGAAGGTAACTTAATGTCTATTACTGCAAAGTCATCCTTACTTCAAGGTATTATCGATATAGCAAACAATAAACGTGGATTAGATACACTGACTGAAGAAGCAGCTCACTTCCTTGTTGAACTACTTGGAGATTCCCACCCTCTCGTTAAACAGATGATTGAGAGTATTGACCAATTTGATATCTATAAAAAGACTGTTGAGGAATATGGTGAACTTGAAACATACAAGGGAGATGATAAGAAACTAAGGAAAGAAGCTGTCGGGAAGTTAATTACCCAAATAGCTGTTAAGCAGTACAAGGATACTGTGAAGGGCGGCAGATTCATACGTTTATTCAATGCTTTAATTGATTGGATTAAAGCGAAGCTTGGTGGAGCGAAAGTTTCTCCTGTAAGTGAAGCTATTGTTGCATATGAACAGGCAGCTAAGATGTTGATCACAAACGATACCTCACAGATAATGACAATGGAGAACTATCGTAAGATCAATGAAGGTAAACCAGAACAGGTAATGTATCAGGTAAATCCGGAAGATGATATTAAAAGAAAAGAGATACTGGAACAACTTCAAAAAACTTCTGTTGTGAAGGATAAACAGGGTTACAAACTTGTAACAACTGGAGAACGTGTTAAAAGAGTAACCGACACTGTTAAAAAAGTTTATTATGAAATCTTTAGAAAGTTTGATCGGTTAGACAATAGATCAAAACAAATGGCAACGATGGGTACTTTACTACATTCTGCTTTACAACACATTGTCCTAATGAAAACAGAAGGAACTAAAGTAACAAAGGATGCTTTGATTAAACGTGTAACCGAGGATTTACGAAGTTCCGATGATTTTAACGATCTTCCTGATACTTACTTTGCTCAAAACCTGGATACAACCGTAGTTAATGTCTTAATAAAAACAGTCAATACTGTTATACAGACCATCAATGAAAAAGAAGCGATGATCCGTAAACAAACAGGTATGACTAAAGAAGAGTGGGAAGCACGTAAACCTATTCTGATTCCTGAGAAGACAGTTTACAACGCTCTTACAAAAACTGCTGGAACAATTGATCTTATGGTTATCCATAGTAATGGTGCAATCAGTATCTTCGATTGGAAAAATATGAAGTTTACAACTCATAACGGAGAGATTATTGCAGAAGTAGATCAGAGTAAAAGATTCGGCTTTGATGCACAAATGTTACAGTATAAGAATATTATTCAAGAGGAGTATGGTACAAGTAACTTTGGAATGATTCGTATTGTACCTCTCAATCTTCAACTTAATTCAAAAGGAAATATTTATATACTTCAATCTTTTAACAAGGACAACACTTCTACGTATCTTGAACACATTCCCAGTGCAGCAGAAACTACGGGAATAGAGGAATTAGATCGTAGCCTGGAAACCTGGATTATACAGAGAACAAATTTACAGAAGGCATACCTTAAGAATAAAAAGCTGAAGGTGCTTATTCCAAAGATTCAGAAACTTGATCAGATGATTCGTACTGCACAGGTAACAAGAGAGTTTGGAATTGTAAATCAAGCTATTGATGATTTGATGGAACGCTTTAAGAAGCAGGAAGTATGGAATCAAGATACCTCACAAATGTTAGCAGATTTAACTGAAGAGTTAGACTTATACAAATCGTTCATTAACTCCGGAGTTAAATATTTAAACACTGTTAGCATTAACCGTAAGGATTACTCAACTGATAAAGCATATCAGGCAGCCGTTAAAAAACATGAAGAGAAACAGGAGCTCTATGCTGATTCATTGGCTAAGATTACACGCCTTGAAGGTGCTATTCAGAATAAAGTTGCAGAAGTCTTTATTATAAACAAAACTCCTGAATCCCGTTCACGTTGGTTCACCGGGCGCTCTGTTAACTGGTTTACGAAGATATTTAAACGTCTGAGTGAATATGACAGAGGTGCTTTTCAAGAACTATTTAAACTTGTAAACAGTGGTTATGAATGGGCAAAACAACAGGTAGAAAGTGATGTTGAACTCTTAACACATGCAGTTGAGAACCTTGGAATGCCTGCAACTGAAGCATATAAGAAGTTGTATAACTCTCTAACAGGAAACTTATATGTACGTACTTCAAGTAAGTTTTACAAAGATCGTAAAAAAGCTGCGGAAGAAAAGGATATTCAATGGTTCTTAGATAATACAGAACTTGAGGTAAGAGAAACTGAAGATGGGAATCATATATTTCGATACAAAGGAAAAGGATTAGAGGCATATAATAAAGCCCGTAAAGGATATGAGAAAAGCTTACGTGAAAATTCAACCTTCTCATTTAAAACCGAGAAAGAAAAAGATGAGTACATTAAACGAATGATGTTGGAGTTCGATAAAAAGAACAATATTAGTATGGCATCGTCAAGTATCTTTGAGTTTTCTCATAAGTATCTGTACTATAATAACAATGGAAAGTATGACTCAAAAGAATGGTTGGAAATACAGAATAATCCTGGGTTAAAACAATACTATGACACTTACCTTGCTATAATTAAGAAGTTAAATGGTTTAGTTGGTGTTGAGTTGGATGATAACTTTGTAGCAAACATCCATAGATCATTGCTTGAAAATGCTACATTTGCAGGAGGATTTGGAGTTGAAGCGATTAAGGAGAATTTACTTCATATTATTTCTACACGTCAAAGTAATGATGAGTTTGGTGGTTATCTTACAATCGAACATGATGCTGAAGGTAAACCTATAAAGAGAGTTCCTCATCTTTATACAGATAGTTTAAGAGTGGAACTTTCCTCAAAGGAACTTCAAGAAGTTACTGCAAAAGTAAATGAACGATTTGAGAAGAATAACTGGAGTAAAGAAGGAGTTGACTATGAACTTGCAATTCGTAATGCAGTTGATCGTGAAGAAGAGGCTAAAGGCTTAAAGTATAAAAGTATAGATTTAACACGAAGTCTTATCTTATTAGCTCACGCATCTTATATCCATAGTTCCTTTGTACAATCTGAAGGAGCAATGAAGATGCTTCGCTATTCCCTGGAATCAGAAGAACAGATGACTTATCGTACAGACTGGAAGGGAAGTACTAAACCTGATAAAATTAGTGGTATAGTTCGTCCTCAGAAAGGTGTATTAGAGAGTGAGAAAGAAGCTTTTGATCAATTTGCAGATATGCACTGGTATGGAAATAAAGGCATGGGGGCTGATTTTACAGTAAAGGTAGGCAATCGTAACTATTCAGCAACAAAAGCTGCGAATGTATTTCTACGTGGAACAAGTTTGTCAGCAATGGCTTTAAAACCTATTCTTGCTTTCAGTAACCTTATAGGTGGAAAGTTAAACGCTTGGATGAAAGCTGCGGAAGGAATACACTTTACTTCAGCACAGCTTAAGGATGCCCAATTGATGGAAGCTAAACGTAACGCGATGTATGCTGCTTCCGTTAAGTTTTGGGAACCTTCTTCGCACGATCTAACATTAGAAAAGGCTAATAAACTCTCTGCAACAAAGCTGACTTCATGGTTCACGATAAGTAATGCATACATTCTGCACCGTAAAGGTACAGATTCCGTCTCAAATAATGTCTTAGTTTCGATGTTACTTAATTATGGCTTAGATAGTGAAGGTAAGATTACACGACTTGTGAAGCTTCCTAAAGGGTCTAAATCCTTGTTTGAGATGCAGGAATTAACTGACAATGGTTTAACTATTCCTGGATTAAAGCAGCAAGAGTATGAGAAGTTTCGTGCTATTGTACGAAATCAAATGACGGAGATCATGGGAGAAATGTCCGAAGCTGATGTTAACCTTGCTAATTCTACAATGGTACTTCGTTACCTCATGCAGTTTAGAAACTGGATGCCTGGATTAATTAAAGCACGCTACGGTACCTTCACATATAATTCTGTAACTGAAGAATTTGATGTTGGTAAGTTCCGTGTATTATGGGGAGAATTTAGTCAGGATCACTTTGCTCCAAAATTTGAAGAGTTTAAGAATCTTGTCTTAGAGATATTCTTTTTACGTAACCCACAAGCGAACAAAGAGAACTCAGAATATTTCTACAATAAATATCTGATGGAGAATCGTCTTACACATAAGGAATTAACATTCGATGATTTTGTAGAACTCAGATCAGCGAAATTAAGAGGAGTAGTAAGAGAAATTCAACTGTACTTAGCTCTGATACTTGCAATGCTTGCAGCAAAAGCAATGATTCCTGACGATAAAGATGATCCTATGAGACAGTATGCAGTTATTTTATACCGTATGGTAGCACGCTCATATCTTGAAATAGGCTTCTTTTTAGATCCTTCAGCGTTCAAACAGGTACTTAAAGGTGTTGTACCTCAGCTAACCTTCGTAACGCGTGTAGAAAGACTTATTCGCAGTGTATTTGAAGAATCTTATTATATATTTGCTGAAGATAATCGTAAAAAACCTAAACCAAAGCCTCCGATTTATCATTTAATGAAACTTACTCCCGGAACATCAGGGTTAATAATTGACTTAATGGATACATTTGACACATATAAAGTGAATTCCGGATATATCTATTAATAGGACAAATTTTTTACATAAAAGCAGAAGAGGGGTAGAATTTCACGCTACCCCTCTTGCTTTGTTAATATGTATACTTATGAACTTCAGCTAAGAAACTTCCTATAATACACCCCAAATCTGTAGGATAAAAGAATAGTAGAATAATAAACTCTACTAAAGCAATAAATAATACAATATGAGTTAAAGTATTAATTACATTACGTACTAACTCTAAGAATAATAAGAATGTTTTCATAGGTTTAAAGATCATCAAAGATTACGGGAACCAATGTTTTAAGTTCAGCTAAAAGACCTTTCATAAGCAATCTCATTTGAGGATGTGCTGCCTTACTTGTTCTCTGCTTAAAGATAAGTCTCCATTCACGAAGATTAGCTGTTACAATAAGTTCTGTTTTAAGACATGTAGGCAATACAGATCGTGCTTCTTGAGGTGTTGTTCCACATTTTAACATATGAAAGTAACAATTCTCAGCTTCTTTACATAACGTAAGCCACATATTTCTCACCGCAGAACCTTCTATAAAATCCTGATCAATAACAGTTATTTCATTGTTGAACTTATCTTTACTGTAATTACAGAACCTGGTAGATTCCTGAGTATAACTCGCAATCCGATGTCGTACCAGCTCATGTGATATTCCGCGGTCACAGATGAATTTAACAGTTATAGATTCATGTTCTAAAACACTTTCATGACCGTTTTTAATAAGCATTTTCACAAATGCCTCAGCACTATCATTTGTGATTTTCCCTTCGCTTTTATAACAGGTTCGTCCAAGGAATTCAATATGCTTAAGAATCGTTTTTCCATCATGCATTGTTAAAATGTCATAGCTTTGATTAACTACTTTCATGTTTTTGGTTTTTGGTGTTTATAAACATATTCAACTTCCTTTCTTTTGAGTATTTTCGTTATTTCTTCAATCTCAAGTTTTAGTTGAAGGTTATAGATAGATTGTAAGAGTATTGTCTGTGACTGTAAAGTTACATTTTCAGGTGAATAAACAAATCCTGCAATAACTACCAATTTCTTTCGAGTAATACCGTAAAACTGGCGACTAAAATACCAAAATAAACTTCTTGGATGCGCTGATACAGCAGCGTTTGTTCTTTCACCCAATTTCTGACGGGTAATATTAAAATATTCACATACCGCAGCTTTGCACCAATCTATTACAACCTCATCTTCAACCTCAAGATTATCATGTTCTGTTAGTGTGATCATAGGCTTACCAGTTAATTCGTGCATTTTTTCCGTTGCACCGTTCTAAAATCTCATTTGCTTTTGAGAAGTGTTTACATCCACTAAAAGTATCGTTTCCATAGCATACAGTTGCAGGATGACCAGCTTCTAAAATATGATGTTGTACCAGAGACAATATCTTCCCTTTATAAGACTTCGCATAATTTCCCCACAACATAAAGATCAGCCCGCTATGTAATCCATTTAGAACAGTTAAAACAGTATTTGTAAAGAACTTCCATTCTGCTATATGACTATCAGGTTTTCCTGCTTGTACAGTTAACGCTGTATTTAAAAGAAGAACCCCTTGTTTCGCCCAGGATTCAAGATTCAAATCAGTAAAATGTTCAAAGTCGAATCCTTCATAACAATCATTTTCCACTTCTCTAAGTATTTGTCTTAAAGAAGGAGAGGGTACAACTCTCTTTGAGGGATTAGCAAAAGCTAATCCGGTAGCTGACCCTTCATCGTGATAAGGATCTTGACCTAAGATTACGATCTTAACACTATTAAACGGAGTTAAACGGAATGCTTTAAATACGTCTTCCTGTTTAGGATAAACCGTGTACTTCATACGCTGAGAGGCGATGAATTTCCCCAGAGCTTCAAACTCCGGGGAAAACATCATCGTCCTCAGCTTTCGTGACCATTCTTCACCGATCAACTTTATCGAAAGTTCGTCTGTCATAGTACTAAAATTAACTTTTCTTTGTTCTGATAGATTTCTGTACAATCAGGTTTATCATACAACTCAACATCGTTAGGAATTGCAGTTCCAAGATCAATCTCTAACTGCTTTCTACGATCATCAGCTTTAAAGAGAACTTTACCAATCAATGTATCATTCTTTAATCCATGAAACGTTAAAATTGCTGCTTTATAACTGTTTGACATTTGAGAATATAATCCTTGTACAAACTTTTGAATATCTTCCTTTCGATCTTCCGGAATTTTAAATTCTACTGCTGTATGTTGAAAGTCATATTCAATCAACCTACTAAAGAGAGGATTCTTTGTTAACGATAACTCAAACTCCTTGTAGTTATCGACATTAAAGAATCGATAAAGAAGCATTAATCGTTCATAATCTTCAGAGAGAAAAGTATTAACAAAATACTGATTCCAACGAAAGTATTCCCTGTTTTCCTTAAGAACGGGAGTAACAAAGAATGATGCCTTTGTTCTTTTCATTGTATGTGCTAAGAAACACGTATCTGTGAGCTGATCGATATCAGAAATTTCATATACATGAAGACGATTATTAATAGTCACATAAACCTTATTGAATTCACCTAAAGTCAGATAAGGGATTTGACTGATATAAATACCTATCACTTTTCTTTTTTCGTAAAAGATATCAAGTGGATGTGCTTCAAAAGATAACTTTACGCTTCGGCCATCTAAAACTTCAATAAATACATGATTAGTTCCATCGAGATATACTATTTCGTTGTGTATCATTATCCTGAATTTTTAATTAAAGGAGATCAATATCTCCTACACCACCACTATCATATACAGATTTACTATAATCAAACCGTTTAGTCTGCATATGCCATTTATACTGATCTACAAGATCAAACAACCCGGTTATATGTCTTCCCGATCTAAGATATCCTCCTTGTAAAAAGAACTGATAGTGATGCTCAGATACCTTCCAAATCATAGGTTCTTCCCAATCATTAATAACGATGAACCTAAAGTCTTTGATTAAGTAATTGGGGTAAACTTGCTGTAAACCATACTTATAAAGAGCTGCTTGAATGTAATATTTCCACTTTAGAAATTCATATTCAAAGTTCATTAATGGCTCTGATGTAGTCTTTAGATCAAAAGGAGTAATACAACCATTTTCTTCATCAAACAGAACTCCATCTAATAATGACTTTGCAGGCATACCTTGAATCTCAAAATAAATATCTTTCTGAAATTCAGTATATACACCTTTTTCGGCATTATTAAAATAATGTTTTACAAATTCATTATTAAGTAACTTGGAAACGAATGTAACTGCACGGCCATATTCATCTCGTGAAACAATAAGAGTATCTCCTGCTCCTGCAAGCAGGTTTAAGTAGGCATCACACTCACTGTGAAATCTTGCTAAAGCAGTTTTATCCAGTAAGTTAGAATTGTACCCGGAGACTGAACGCGCTTTAAGAATAAGCGCGTCCGTCTCAGTGAGTACAAAGCTATCAGGCACTTTGATCTCAAGATAAGCATTAAACCATTTCAACATCTCTCCACTGGGTTTACGTATATCTGTAACAGTAAACCTTTTGTCAAACTCTTCAGGTGTAAACATGAGACAATCCACTAACGAACCGAAGGTTAAACTTGGCGTTTCCTCACGTTCCATTGCGATCAGATTCATGGGATGTGACACCATCTTTGAAAGGATCGAATAACTTAATGCATCAACTTGCCTATAAGCTTGAATATCCATTAGAGTAGTCCTCCAACTTTATCGTCAATCAACGCTAATCCTGGAGTTGTAAGACCTGCAACCTCAATATAATCCAACACTGTTTGAACTTTATCCTCTTCTTCGACTTGTTCTTTCAGTAATGGAAGGATGAGAGTTGAAGTCACAAAATCTTTCTCTTCCAATGTTATTCTATACAAATTTGATAAAGCTACCGTAGTCTTTTTTTCGGTATCCATCGTTTTAAGAAAGATATCTTGAAGTCCAGAAAAAGTATAAGGGGGTGCTGGCTGTTCTGCTAATACAAACTTCTCATTTCGATCAGAGATGTATTTAGCAATCATCATCATGTGAGACTTCTCATCTTCAGCAGACTTATGAAACCACTTTGCACAACCTCTATAACAGGCAGCATCACACCATGAGGCGATTTGCAAATATAAACGTGCATTTGCATCTTCATGGTTTAACTGATCATTTAGAGCTTTTAGAACTTTTAAGCTTAACATATTTTTCCTCCAATTTAATTAGTCGTTTATTAAGATCAGTAGCTTTCTTCTGAAGTATTATAAAAAGCTTACAAACCATATGAAATTTATCATCTAATATATGTACAAGAGAGTTTAACTCTTCTACTGTTACGAAAGTAACTTCTTCTTTAAGTACTTCCGGATTTTTTACTTTTTTCTTATGGTTAAAGGACATTAATTTCCGCAATTTCATTATTTTGTTCCTCAATTGATTCTTTACGTTCTTTAGCATAAAAATCGATAACTTCCTTGCGAATTACAGCCCACTCTTCATCTGTTTTTGCAGCATAAGTAGAAGAATGATACAAATTTCCACAAATACAGTCGATTGCCGAATGTACGAAGTACTTCAGACAACGGATTGCACCGTTACCAGAGTGATCAAAGGCACCAATATGTTCGGGAGAAACAAAGCAATTGAAAGTTTCAGTTCCAGTACCTTGATAACCAGCAATGTAAGTGAGACCACCTACATGTAATCCTTTAACGCCGCTATGAGATGAATCACAGTCAACAAAGCTCCAATCTGGTAAGGCAATCTCACAACCGACTTTAAGGAAGTGACAAACATCCGGATAACCGTTTGCACCTTTACAAAAGAAGGCGTCTCCTCTCTGGTGCATTACAGGAGGTTCAAATAACCTTTCTTCAGCAGTATCAGGAATCTTTGTAATAATAACCCCGGTATCCGGATCAATCTCTTTAGGATAACGATCTACTACAATTGTATTACCTTCTTCATCCAAAGCATACTTTGTTGTAATTTCCTGGGCAGCCTTATAGGTATTCAACAAACCTTCCTGTGTAATCGACACATCTTTTACAGACGCAAATCTCCTTGCAACTTCTTCAGAAAGACCTTGCTCCTCCATTAGTTTTGAAGCCTTCTGTTTGTTTACAAAATCAGTACTGATATAAGTTGCAAACATTTCAGAAAATTCATCACGTGCTTTACCTTTCTTACTTCTAAGAACAGGATTCCTCAACCAACGCATCCACAGTTTAACTAACGGCATGAAGTCGACACCTTTTTCCGCAGATTCAATAATCCGATCAACCAATTGTTGAGGAATAGGAATTGAAGATACTACACCATCATTTGTAAGAAAAAATTCTTTAGTAATATCGTTAACCACGATATAAGGGCATCTCGTTTCAACTAAATCCTTAAACGATTCTTCAGTAAGAGGCATAAATTCCTCAAAGATCCCTTTAAGATCACTGTACTGTTTTACAGCATTAGCTTTTTGTTGGAGTTCAATCATTTTATCATACCGCTCTTTTGTAAAGCGTACAACAAATTGATCTTTACCATACGACCCGCTAATAAGATCATCTGAAACATTAATGTTAATGTACATAAAATTATTATTTTAGTTATTAATTTGAATTTGAATTTGTACCCTGAAGTTTAAGCTCATCTGGAACTACGAAGTTTGATCTACCAGTATAATTAAGAATTACATTGATTAAAGGTAATGCTTCATCTGAAAGATAAGTAAAATCCGTTTTATTAAATAATAGATGTAATGGTTCAATATATTCTTCTAACATTTCAATTTGATGAACAACTTTTAAATCAAGAATTTCCGCATTGGTGATTAGACCTACATTAAAGAGTTCTTGTGCGCGTTCCTTAATCTTCTCACTATCATTTGAATGTTTATCCACAAAAAGTTGAAACTCTTCATATTTCAGTAATCTGTCAAAAACCACATGTTCAGCAAGTGAATTACTTGTTAAATCAAAACGTGAACCCCTGCATCTACTATATTTTGCTTCTTGATCTTTAAGATTCATGTATATTTGATAAAGCTCTGGATTAACTTTTGAATAATTTTCCAGAAAATCAAACCTGGAATCTTTAAATAAGTGAGTTTGGATATACCTACCTGTAAAGAACTCTTTTATATTCTCGTCCACCATAATTATGCTATTAGAAATTTGTTGAAAGAAGGTGCTGATATGACTTCCTATTAAGTTAAAGTGCTTTACATTCTGTCGTGCAATTTTAACAAAGCGAAGGTTCTCATTCCACCAATCTGAAGATTTACTTCCCGTTATCATACAGGCAGCACGTAGTAAATCGCTATCTTCTTGAAATCCATAGAAAATCTTACCTGTTAACTGTGATAACTTAGAAATTTGCATACAAGCTTTATCCCATACTAATTGTCCTGTCCTGTTATAAGGGAATGTATCTCTTCGTATTCCAAAGAATACAATTTCTTCATTTAACTTACGTAGTTCTGCAAGTGTCATTGATGCAGCTTCTTCAGCAGCAGTAAGTCGTTTTTCCTCTTCTTCCGCTTGATTCTTAAAGGAGTCAGGAACTTCAATTAACTCGTATGAACTACATTGTGCAGAATTTGTTATATATTCAAAAATTCTTTTAGCCCTCTGTAAGTTCTTAGATAACTTTTGTTTAGCATCTTCATCAGGTAAGTTCTCTAAAGTTTTTGAAATAACATCATCCCTTATATCCCAATTAAGTAATATAAACGAATTATGAAGTGAGGTAAGATAACGGTCTTTAATGTTTGATGCCGGAGTATCCCTCAGTTTAACATAAACAGGCATATCAGCAAATTCAGTCAAGGATCGAACTTCAAAGCGCGTTATCACATCTGCCTGAGTACGATAATTATGTTCTATTTTAACACGCCGAGCAAACAGTCCAAACATTAAATCTACCCCGGATTTGAGTGTCACACTCTTATCTTTACAGTATGTAGGAACAATATTATGAGAGTCAATAATTCGTGAAATCTCATATAATACAGGATCAGAATTAAGTCTTCCTAAAACTGCGGAAGCCTTAGTAATCCATTCAAGAAAATCTTCTTCAATGAGCTTTTTATCAATAAGAGCCGATGCCTCGTCTGCAACTTCTTTTATCCTCAGCAGAAGATATCGTTTAGTATCATCGTTCCAAACAACACTTTCCCTATTTGGTGTAACAGTTATTCCATCATGAATAACATACTCTTCTCCATTTTCATCTTTACCAACAGCTTTGATCTGAACCTTTAAACCTACTTTTCCCCACCTCTGCTCTAACTCCAGTTCCTGATAATTAATTTCATTATAGCAGATGCCAGTGTTAGATTTATTGTCTTTTACTACAATAAGATGAGGTTTAGCATAATGATTACTATTCGTAATAATCATTGTGTCAGATTCATACAAAACTGATACTGTGAAAGGATGCTTTTGTGTTTCACCATTCTCAGTAATAAAGAATTTAATATGAGAAAGATAAAGCAACTGTGATTCAACAGCATGAATAAACTTCTGTTTATTAATCTTCTTTACAGGAACAATTATTTCCGTAAAGTTTTTTCGAGAGGTAGGTTCATGATAAATCCGAGTTCCATCTTCAAACTCAGTAAATGGATTATCTTCTCCTGTTTCAAGATTAAATGGGCCAATCAGATCATCAATCTTTTTAGAATAGACATTCAGCTTAGAGAGCTTTCCATTATATGCTGATTGAATTGTAAAGAACGGAGTTAGAGTTGAAAGAGGAGCCTTATTTCCAAGACCATATGATCCAATAAGTTCATTAGTTGTACGTTTACTGGAATAACCCAATTGAAGAATACCTTTTAACCGCTTTCCTCCTAATCCAACACCGAAATCTCTGACGATAAATTCATCACAAAATCCACTACCAGGATTATCACGATATTCTAATTCAACATCAGTATTATCACTGAGCCACTCTAAATCATAATACGAAGAATCAAACATACTATCTTCATATTCCTTACCATGTTTCGTAATAAAGAAATCTTCAACCTTCTTTTTTCCAGATAGAATTAAGGTTGCAATCTCTTTCTCTCGTTGTGCATCAACTGCATTTGAAGCAAGCTCTCGAACCGTAGATTCAATAGGTTTTGAATAGGCATATACCTGGAGAATATCAAAGACAATATCAATTGAATTCTTATTGATCTCCTTCTTTATACCTTCTGATCCTACGAAATTTGATGTAATTTGTTGTAGTGACATTTTTAACTCAGATTTAGTAATTTATGTTTTCAAGTGCGAGTGTAACAATAACTTCTTTAATGATGTGTTCAAAGATATCATTACCTGTCTTATTTCTCCAAGTAATACTATTTATATCTTCCAACATTTGTGTAATGTCTGTATATAAGATAGTATTTGCATCCTCATTCTTCATCACTAACATAACTGAGGTAATTTCAAAATCAGGTTTAACTGGTGCCGTTTGTCCATTATTTGAAAATGCAGATTCTGAAGAGCCTTTAGAATAAAGCCCTTCAACAGAAAGTAGTGTACTTCCGATTGATATAAAACAACTTCTTTCTTCATACATAATATTTTTCTTTTATTTGTTTAATGACTTCAAGACAGTCTTTTTGATTACGTGGCATAAATAGATCACACACATCATCTGTATCAATAAGATGCTTTTTAAAAAGCTTAAATCGTAACGGAAATGAAGGTGACATTATACCTTTAGTTTCAATGATTACTGGAAATCTCTTCAGTCGAAAGTCCGGAGTATAGGTAATAGGGCGTATCTTAGATCCTTGATAAACAAATCCTTCCATTACAGTATAAGATTTACCTTCATACTCAAATGGTTGTCCGAGTACTTCGAGTTGCTTGTACATAAATACTTCAAGCTTTGACTTAAACTTTATTCCTTTATAAGTCAATGGAGTATTTCCATATTTATGATTCGACTTCTTAACCTTTTTTACTGGACGTATCATGTACTTTAACGTAACGTTTTGTTATTAATTCAGTAGCAACTTCATCAACAGATTTAGCCTTATTGCAGAAATCATACATTTGTTCAACTTCGTCATCAAAAAACAAACGAGATTTTACAAGCTCGTAATGCCACATTAAATCGGTAACTGCGTCATAGTTATTAGCCCTTGCACAGAATAAAAGATCATCACAAAGCTGTAAAAACGCTGATTCTGAATAAACAAAGGCAGAATTTTCAAAGCTTCTTCCAGTTTCTCCAATATATTCATATCCACAATCACGTCTTACATGTCTATCTGCTATCAGAATAGCAAGAATAAAATTAGAAGTAACTTTAGGTAGGCTACAATACTCAAAAAGTGCATCAGGATCACAGTTAAGAAAGTAGCTAAGAACTTCTTCAGTAAAGACATTACGCGGCATTGTTCTTCCTACAGTAATAAGATTATTACAGATTTTCATCATTTCACTATGGCATACTTTCTTACAGTCGAAGCCGAAGTAATAAATGAGGTTATCAGTTTTAGAAGAATCTTCATCATTACGACTTTCCTGTACTTTATTATTTACGTCGGCTTGTTTTAAAATATTAAGCCAAGGATTTGTTTCCATAGTTATACTTTTTTGATTAATTTTAAGTTTTTAATAGAGATTAACTGTCTTCCTTTTTTACTATACTTCGATTGAAGAAGATTCTTAGCGCTTTCAGCACTTGAAGCTTGTACAATTTCAACAGTTTTTAACGGTTGATTTAATACTTTAAAGGAGACAGTACCGACATATCGTTTTAAACGAATCATAATAGATTCCTCATTAAGTTTTTAGCAGAATCAATTCCGTGAAGATATATGTAATCAGAGATATCTTTCGTTTCTTCGGATGTAGGTATGAACGTATAAGGTACGTGGTACCTCTCAGAAAAGATTTCTGCGTTAAGAATACCAGGTTCATCATTATCGAAGAATATTATACGTCTTGGGTATCTTAGAATGAATTTAGTCCATACAGTTTCAGGAAGCCATGAGGCTTCGTTATTAGGTGCCACTGCGTAGTAACCAAGCAGCCTTAAACACATAATATCCTTCAACGATTTTGTGATAATTAAAAGATCATTATACTTAGGAATGTTTGTAATACCTTGCACCACAGTTGTATCTATATTACTACACCACTTGTGAAGGTTGTTTAAAGGTTGATAAATTTTCCTTAAGAAACGTCCATTATGATAGTAATAGTCATAGGAATACGTATTTGCAGGTGCATACATTAGGTTATCATTGATCCAGAAGTGTGAAATGGGCTTTACTGCATATTCATTTAAAAGCTTCTTAGAAATTCCGTATCTATCCCACCAATAGTGTTTATCAGATAACACCCAGGGTCTGACTTTAATCTTTAAAACAGTTCTTCTATTTACATTATTACCCGGAGTCACAGTAGTCTCATATTGAGGTTGTGACTGTAAAAGAATTGAACTGGTCTTTAGATTAAAGTCAGATGCCACCTTATCAAGCGCATTATGGTAGCTACATTGATATTTGCGCATAAGGTAACCCCAAATGTTAGTTCCAGGCTCTTGAGAACCAAAGTCTTTGTAGAGAAGAAAAGATCCAAAATCACTGATTCGACAGCTTGCATTTGATTCTTTTCTTAAATCACTACAAAATGATTCATCAAGCTTCTTGAAATTAGGGCAATAGAATCGGAATAATTCTTCTTCACTTACATGCTGAAGAATTGCTTTCTGATCGATATTTAGATGCCCTCTAATCATAATTAACCCCAGTCTGACTTTTCTTCCGAAGTTACTTCAGGATCATCCGTAGGTACAGGAGCTGTAGGAACAAACTCTTTCAGCACATAACTAAAATAAGTAGGAGGATTAACTTTATTGTAAGTCTTAACCCACTGAGTCAATATAGTAATGTTCCAAGGTTCAAAGTGTCGTACTCCAATTTGAGTACGTGCTTGACCTTTGTCATCAACTTTTACTTCAATCATTGCCCTTACAACGTTATCAGTAAATGTTTTAACTACATCACGAAGTTCAGTCAGATTACCTTTAAGCAACGCATCCCAATCTTCAATGAATACCTCATCACCAGTTGCTGCATTAACCCAAGATCTGATGAACTGAATCAGTTCAATCTCTCCCTCACGAGCAATATGTTCGCCGTTATGCTTCCACCACGTATTATCAGCAGGTGTTGATCCCGCAGGAGCACTGCAAATAGAGCCGAAAGAATTGATCCATACAGCTGTACTTCCATCTTTACTACCTTTCAAAGCATCACTGAGAAAGAACGTCAACTTATTAATCAACTGAGTCTCAAGTCCTAATTCTTCAAGACTTTTATCAACTGATCCTTCTTTCTTTACTTCCGGAAGATTGGTTTTAAGATAAAAGTTAATAATACGCTTTCCATCTTTTGAAAGTTCTTCTGGTTCCTTTGTTGCAGGAATTCCGAGTTCAATAAGATGCTCCATTGAAGCATTAAGAGCTACAACTTTAAAGGGAGCAATACCGTAGATTTGTCGAGAAGGTTTACGGACAACAACTTCACCTTGATTTCCATTAACTGCCATGTTCTTTACTGATTAAGTTAAATAATAACATATTTCTTTGAATTTTCTTTAGTAACAGTACGTCTGCCTGTTTTATAAGTAAGACTAAGTTTCTCAAGAAATTTCATTGCACGTACAGGTTCAATTTCCATTTCTGTACATACATTAACAAATTTCTGTTCACGCTCAGTAAGCTTACCAGGAGTGTTATGTACTGCTTCACCCTTAAGTGCACCCATTTCAATGAGTGCCATTTTCATTTGGTTCACCGACAATCCGTATCGATTAGCTAACTGTGAAACATTCTCCCCCATTCCACGATGGATTAAAACTTCAGTTCTAACCAACGTTACTGGTGATTCCTGAGAAATATTCTCAGGATTTTGCTCAATTTGATTACCTTCAATCATTGTGTATAAAATTTAAGTTTATGAATAATACTCGTCGATTTTTTGGCAGACATATGCTAAATCATTTGGAATAAGTAGATCAAACATTCCTTTGGGTGATTTAGCTGTTGTACCACCCTGTGTCTGTGTGCAGAATTGATACAGGTTAACTTTGGTTTTAGGGTCGGTAGATACATGTGTAAACAACACAACGGTAAACAATCCTTCCAATGTGATAGTTTTATCTATCATTGCACCTAAAGTTTTAATTTTTCTTTTAGGAGCATAATTCTCACTGACTACTTCATCATGAAAACAAAAGATTACCTTAATGTCACGGTGTAAAGTACGTGCAGTATTGATAATATCCCATAAATGCTTGGCCATCTCCGTCCATTTATCATAACCCTTCTCAAGAGCACGGTTCATAGCTTCAGTAGCCATGCAATATTGAGCATCATCGATAACAATTACATTAATCTCAGGTCGTTGTGTATCAATATAAGTTAAAACATGAGATATTTCTGTGGAATTAGTGGAATCTACATAGTTACCACTTTTATCCTTTGGATTATCTTTGATGTAGTTACCTTTCCACCCTTTAAATGGAAGAGGTTTTCCCGCAACATTAATAATATACGTTCTTTGTGAATCTAAAGTTTCAATAGAAGTTGATTTTCCTTCACCTGATCCACCTACAATTGCAATTAGTTCTGACATAAGTTAGTTAGTTAAAATTTTCAATTAGTATAGGCTTTTTGTGGTTTAAGAATTGCTTTATAATCATCCTCTGTCATAAGTTTACCTGAAGGAAGTTCACGAAATACGCCAATTTCTCCAATAAAACCCATACCAAGAATAATATTCGCCTGACCATCTCGAGCTTTAACGATTTTTACTGAACGAAATCGATCCTGAAGTCTTCTGATATCGTAACCACGATAAGGAGAAATCTCATATTGATATGGATTTGCCAATCCTATTACAAAATCAGCTGCATGAGCAGTATCACTGGTATCCCGTAAATCTGATAATTGAATATCGATAGAGTTTAACTTTTGACGATCTATTGATTCAGATGCTCGATTAATCTGTTGAACCAGCACATCTGTAATATTATAGCGCAGCTTATCATCGATAATATAATTAACCAGACGATCTACTAACGCTTTAACATTAGGAGAGCCTGCTTCTTGCTTCTGTAAAGCTACATGGTCTTGCAATGCGATATAATATCTGTTTGGATGATTTGGAATATACCTTGTAAAGCTCTGAATGATTTTAGGTTGCCCGTGCTCCATTATTTCGAGAGGTTCATAAATTTCTTTACCGTTTTGAAGCATATGACTCTTTATTGTCTTATGTATTCCGGTAGGATTACTTGCAGTATGAATGTGCACAATATTCTCCATCTCCTCAAAATACTTTCGTGTAGACAATACTAAGTCATACATTTCCTGAGAAATTCTATTTTTACCTCTTGAAAGAATATAGTTTATATCAGTAAGAATATGATGTTCCTTAAAGATCTTACGAGCAACAGCTTTCGTAATTAGAATTGCAGCAGACATCTCCATTGACCATATTTCAATCTGTAATTGAATATTAATACCTGATGCTCTCTTCTGCAAATAGTCATCATAAGGATTAAAAACAAAGCTGGAGAGAGAGAAAGCTGTTTTTCCAGACCCGGTTCCACCGCATATATCATAAACCGTTCCCATCTGTACACCTGGAACAATAGAAAGTAACTTAGGAAAGCCCATGTATAAGCCTTCATTTAATCCTTCCCTTCCTCTGTCAATGTTATAAATTACTTCGTCAATAATCATTAGTCAACTGTTTTAGAGAAATCTTCAGGTTCTGAAAATGATGCATGAGATACTTCTTCCAGATATGTTATAATCTTACATACAACATCACCGGTCTTAAGATCAGTTTTACTGATAAAATAGTCTGCCTGAGTAAGGTAATTATAGTCATTGCAAGTACGGATATAGTGTCGCGTAGCTCTCAAAATGTCCTCTTTTCCATATTGAGGATAAGCTGAGAGTAAACGATCCATATTCCGAATGCATGCTGCTTTATCTCCCATCTTACCACTTCGTGTATTACGAAAGAGATCACGATACTCATCAATCCAGGATTCAGATTTACCAGCTTCTCTTTCTGAGAGAAGCTCAATAAACTTTCCCCTGACTTCAATATCCTGAGGTAATTTAGCACCGTTAATCTTTATCCACCCGTCTTCTTCAAGTAAATGATAAATCTCTCCATAATACTCATCGGTATATCCAAATGCACGAATAACCAATTTTTCAACAGCTTTATATTCTTTCTTGTAAAGAAGAAGAAGAATAATGAATTGATCAGTTGTAAGAGAAGAGTTAAGTAGTGTGTTTAAGTTAATCCGTAGTTCGGTCATAGTAACATTCATTTAGTTGAAATTCCAAATCTTTGCATTCACGCACGAATTCCTGCCACTTATAAATCTCTTCCAACGTGAATTGTTCTTCTGGAAATTCTTTATCCAAAAGATAATGTAATTCTTCCAAACTCTCAACCTTATATTCCAGAAAGATAAGATCAACACTTAAATCGAGTAATGACATTCGTGCGCTCATATTAGTTAATTAAGATTTTTGATGATTCAATGTATTCTACGTTACTTAAGTCGTAGTCTCGAAGCATAAAATTGAACCATGCTTCTTGTTGAGTTCCAATAACTTTAATGATATAGATTGTAGCAGTATTATCTGTTGCCAATCTGTGTAATCGTCCGATGCGTTGAGTTGCTTTGGTATCTGATCCCTGATAACTTTCAAGGATTGCAGTGTTAGCACCCACAAGATTGACACCAAGAGTTAAAGAATAACAACTTCCAACAGCACGAATCTGTCCATCATTAAATGCCTGAAGAATCTCAGAATTAGTTGATTCATTCTGTTCTCCATACACATTAAATTTACAAATTTTTTGAATTTGTGTCACAAGTTCTGAGAAAACAAGAACCTTGTTAGAATCATTCTCTAAGATAATGGATTTAGCCAATCGTTTTGCCACTTCTGCTGTGGATGGTAAAGATAATAAAAATTTCCTTCGGTTGGTAATTGCAGACAAATATTTTTGTCCGGCAGCCAACTGTTCTTTATTACCTCTTTTCTTCCAAAACCATTCAGACGCATCAGTAAAGAAGTCATCACTACCCGCCATTGCCATAAGTTGTTGACCCTGTTTTATTTGCCGGGAGAGATAATCATACTGTTTAGCTTCACCAATCATAAAAGGCTTATTCTTAGACCCCGTCATTATGCGAAACTCATCAGTAAGATAATGATTTATAATGACAAACTTAGTCTTATTGACTACTCCATCATCTTCACCTTCAGTATAACTAAAGACTACCGGACAATACTGTGTATAAAGATTCTCTTTGTCAAAGCGCTTAGTAATATCAAGAGTTGCTGTTAAACCTATTACAACTTTATATTTAATGTTAGTTAAAATGTTACTATACTCTTTGCTGAGTGCAGTATGTATTTCATCCACAATTAGAAAAGTTGTGGTCATATTAACTTTATACAATGATTGTATTGTATCAATTATTATATCAATAGAACCGTTAGATGTTATAACTGTAAGTGTTATCAATGAATTTTTAAGCTCACATTGTGTCCATTTTTGAAATTCTTTTATCCAATTAGTAACAAGTACAGTTAGTGGAACAGCAATGATGACAGTATCATTCGGTTTAGCAGTCTGTAAAATATAATCAATTGCAATTTTACATTTACCACCACCAGTAAGAATATGAACTGTACCACCATTATGTTCCTTTAGTGCTGCAACTGCTTCAGCTTGAATCTCATCCCTTGTTTTCAT